GCTACGTTGAACAGGATGGTCGCTAGGGGTGACATCCCGAACGGAAAATGCAAGAAGCGTGGGCACACCCGATATTGGAAGAAGTGGGATATACTGCACTTCATTAAGAGTAAGAGAAAATAATAGTTGAACATGTAAGTATTCCTTACAAGTTGAGTAAGAGAGGTAAGTGGTTACCTCTCTTTTTTGTTTCAGTTTGCGTGAGTGACTGTTGCAAAAATTGCAACAGTCACTCTGACTTCCTTTTTTTTGTTTTTACATTTTCAAAAAGTCTTCTATATCTATGTACTCAATACCGAAATTCTCCGCACATTGTTTGTCGGAGTCCGAGAAGTCACCTTCTTTTCCGCTAGCATCACCTATCATTATCAGCTCACTTTTCTTCCAAGAAGAATACGACTCAAGCATTCCTGTATTTGGCTTTCTCATTTCTATCTCTGCATGCGATGGGCAATACATAGAGTTGACGAAGATATTTCGTCCGGTATGATTGCGAAGATATTTTTGCATAAAGCTTTCAATAGCCTTAATCTTGCCGATAAAATCCTGTTCGTCAACAAATTGAGGGATGCCTCCTTGGTTTGAGACTATTTCAACATAGTAAAGAGTAGGGAATGCATCTACAATCTTATCCAAAACCTCTTTACGGATTTTGAAATCTGTTACATCTGTAGGAAAGGTGTTTCCTGATATAGTTGTAATAATCGTGTCGTCTAAATCAATGAATAATACTTTTTTCTTGATTAAATATCCTTTTTCTGTCATAATTTTGCTTTTTTTCTATATTGATATATTAATATCTTTATCTACGAAAATTAAGTTTGTAAAACACAGTTGTTTCGGTGTGTCTCACCATTTTTATTACAATGCAAAGATACGACAAAAAAGATGGCTTTGCAAATAAATTAATGCAAATTTTAAAACGTTATCTGTTTTTAATGAAATCATTAACAATTCTCTCTATGGTGTCTTGCTTGATAGCTATAGGGGCATCACCTTGATATTCTATCACTTGGTTGCCGCATTCCTTCCAAAATAGGTTGCTATTGATGCGTTCGCCATCTACCAAGATCCAATCCGGATGATGTTCAAACGAATGCATATTAGTTAGCGGAACGAGAATGAATAATTTATTCTCCATCTTGTTTACGAGTACCGACAAGTCATTATCATCAAATGTAATGATAACTCGATTTTCATTCTCAGATAGAACGTTAAAATCCTCATTAAAACGTTCATAAAGGTAATTTTTGATTTTCGAACAACTCATATTCTTGTAATTTTATAGGAGGGCAGATGGAAAAATCCAAGGTCTGCCCACCAAGTTAAACTTATAAGGAAATCTTCTATAATATCGACTGACAGAGCCATCCCATAAGATAGCATGGTTCTTCGCCTTGCATATCTATTCCCAGATGGTTGCATATATGTGCTACTACATGAAACATTTCATGTGTGAGACTATTTATATACTCACCTTCAGAAGTAGATTTGCAAATGAGCACAACACTTGTTTTCTTTGAAACATTTGTGTATGTCAATCCTTTGTTTGAAGAATCGGTTGAAATGTGGTCGTATGCATCCAATAATGGTTGCCCCTTACAATCAATGGAACTTAGTAAGTCCATAGCTTCGTCAACATCTTCTTGATTAGCTACATGACATACAATCACATTCCAATCGTATTTCTCCAAGTAAATTTCTTGTTTAATCATAATACATCATCCCATGGAATGCCGATACCATTATGGTTGCAATCGGCATAAAATCTATTGAAAATAAATCCGTCCGCTTGGTCTGGGTCATCCACCATATCCTTAATGAATTGAGCCAAAGCAGCTTCGTCCTTTAAAGAGGACTTAAAGAAATCGGCTCTAGCCATGTTTGCGACATAGACGAAATCGTAATTGTCGGCATTCTCCAACTTTACGTTATTGACTTTAAGAAGTTCCTCGACTGTATCTTTTTCTGTCGGTTCAACTTTTTCGAGCTTACCAGTCGTTGCGTTTGTCTTGCGCATTAAGGTAATAGCCCAATCGCACATCTTTTTATTGAAGTGCCAGCCATTGTAGCGAAGGTATGCAATCATCCCTTCAGGCTTCATATCGTATGCGTCAAGTGGTATTTTGTATCTTCCCATAATAAAAGCTTTTAAAGGAGGTGGAGATTTCTCCCCACCTCAAAGTGTAATACTAATAGCGATAACCGCCACCTCTGCGACCACCATGTCTTTCACCATAGCGGTCATCATCGTCATCCCAATTGTCTCGGTAATCCGGCATTGGGTTTCTGTGACCCATTCGTCCATACTTGTCATCCCCCATTTCATCAATGCAGTGCATGAGTTTACCACCATACTTAAGCATCTTCTCTACAAGTTCTGACATTTCATTTACCTTGTTTTCGGTAATTTCTATCATGTATCCCATAATGATTTACTTTTTTGTATTAACTTTTTCCAAAGCCACTGACAACATAGACTTAATATCGGTCAAAGTTCCCTTCATTCCGCTAACCTCGCTTTTGAGGTTATTGATGTCTTCTTCCTGTTGTCTGTCTTTGGCTATTTGTGGATTCAATACGGCACGCATCTTTGCGCACTCTTCCATAACCTTTTTGTGGTATGGCTCGCTTTCCACAATCTCCTTAGAATGCCGATACATAGCCTCAACTTCCGCATCCATAGCTTCACGGCTTTCAGAAACCACGAGGTTTTCCGAATTTGCAATTTGCATATTGGATGGGAGTTGTTTGAACTCCATTTGTTCATTAGGCAATTTTACGACAACATCAACGGTAGTCTCCATTGGTTGTGGGTTGAATTGCCCAGGAGTATATGTTGGGAACTTAGGTTGTGGGTTACTGACCGATACAACCTGTCCGATTTTAAGACTTGGGTTTTCACCCTTGTCAAGCACATAGAATATGCTGTTAGGTCGAAGTCCTTGAAACATAGCTTTGTAATGTTAATTGTTAAACAATACCCGTCATTAGCTGAAGGGTGTTAGTATCTCGCTCGAACCAAAACTGATAAACTCCAGTTCCTGCAATCTCGGCTACCGTCAAAGGATTGCCGTTGAACTTAGTTACAGCTTGGGTTACGCCATTGGTCTCGAAAAGGATTGGCAGCGTATTTGTCGTACCAGTCGGAATAGCTTGATATAGGTTCACAAAGATAGTTCCCCTATAGTTAGCATTCACGAAGGCGTGGTTTCTGAACGAGAAAACGACATTTTCGGTGTTCACCACCACGCCTGTAGATGCGATAGCTGCCGAGCCGTTACGATTAACCCATGCAAAAGGTCTCATCCATAACATAGCAGCCTCCTTTCCTAATTAACCCCAAAAGCTTGCATTGTTGACACCATTCAGACCATATAAGCCTGTTTGCCAAGCAACACAATTTGGAACAGCAGTAAATGGACTGTAGCTGGTTGTAACAGTTGATGGAAGCTTACACTTGATACCATCTACCTCTTTTTGCAAGCCAGCTAACATAGCGTTGACAGGTGCCATAGCTTGACCTACAATCTGCGAAGTCATGGCAGAAGACTTATAAGTTCCATTCTCTTCACGAAGATGGTCTATCTTGTCCTGCATATCTCTGAGTTCTGCTTGGCGTTGGCCATTAACTACGGTCTGAGTACTATCTTTAATAGCATTCAAAATGTCGCATGTCTGACCCTTGGTTTCGAAAGCAACATTAGAAAAACCTCGTTCCTGACTTACGGCTACATTGTTGATGGCATTCTGCAAAGTGCCAGTCTGCTGACACATAGCCAACTTGACGTTTCCGTCCATAGCCGTAATATTGTTATTTACACGGCAGCAGCAATCAGCGAGTTGTGATGCAATCTGCATGTTACCTTGCTGAAGAGCGTTGATGGTTTGCATTCCGCTCATGCCTACTTGGTTGCCCACGTTCTGAACTTGGGTTGTCAAGGCAGAGATTGCTTGTTGAATCTGTCCTTCAGTGCAATTGAGCTGAGTAGCGAGATTACTGAGTGCATTACGATTGCCACCGATAGCATCCATAAGCAAGGAACGACCATAGTCATTGTTGATTTCATTGGCAAGACCTGCGCCATTGCCACGGCCACCAAAGCCGAAACCATTACCGCCCCAACCACAGAAGCAAAGGATAAAGAGCAGCCAAATGAACCAAGAACCATCGCCATTGCCGAATCCGTTATTACCCTTCATCGCAAGAAGAACGTTTGGGTCAACGCCTCTCTGTTGGAGCAAAGGAGCTATCAAGCTCATCATTCCTCCATTGTTACCTGAACCCTCTGGATTAAAAACATAAGTTTTTGATGTCTCCATAAGAATAATCTTTTTGTGTTAAACCTTTATTAAACTAACTCTATGTAACGTTACGGCTGCAAAGTTACGAATAATAAGCAAAAGGTTTAATAACTCTATCAAACTTTCTTTTAATCACTAATAATCAAGTAGTTAAGGTGATAGGAGGTAATGTCATACTTCCGGATGCATGGAAATCAAAGGCTTGTTTGCAAATTCCGTTTGCAGAAAACGAAAAATGCAAACGGAAATTAAGCACGCACAAACTTGAAACCAAATTTTTCAGTATAGTATTCCTCTTTAGGGTGTCTTTTTGTCTCGGAGTCATAGCAGAGAATAAACGGCTCACCCTTAGAGTAGAAATAGTTATAAGACTTTCGCAAATACATCTTTGCATTCAAAGCCTTTGGGGAGAGTTTTCTTATTCTTAACCTAGTTTCTTGAGGCTTACCCGACAACACTCTAAGTTCATCCATTTTATATTGCATATGCAGCTTTCTGCCTTTACTAGCATACTTTTCTTTATTCCAATAGCTTCTCAAAGACTTGTTACGCTCTTTACGAATCCTATTTATCGTTTCTATATCGTGTTTCAAGCCAAGCTTACTGACTTGTCCTAATATTGTAGACTGAGGAATATTCGTTACTTCTGAGATTTCTCTCGCTGTCATCGTTTGGTACATGTCGGAGATTTTGCGGATAGTCTCATTATTCAATTTATTGTCTATTTTCGTTCCACCTAAAATAGTGATATACTTGTATAATGTATGTAAGGTTACACCAGCAGCCTTGGCTACTTCCTTTCGTGGGTAGTCATTGATGTGGGCTTTGATATAGTCCATCTGTTCTTGTGTTAATCTTCTTGGCATTCTTCGTCCTCCTCAAAAGAAAATCCGTATTTGTTCTTGTAGAATTCTTCATCCATTCTGCGAGTATTCCGGTCATAACCTAAGATGTATGGTTCACCTTCAAACGCAAAATACCCATACTTATTTATAAGATGGTACTTGGCATGATATGATTTTATCGGCATTTCTGAAAATTTGAATTTCGTCTGCTGCGGAATACAAGATATAACTCGGAATTTCTCCATCTGCATAGTTCTTTGCCAGCTTTTCACCCTTTTGCCAATAGTTGCTTTATCATATGCTTTTTTTAAGTTAGCCAAACTATTCTTTTTAAGTCTTTCGATAGTTTCTTCTGAATGAGTAAGCTTTAGCCTTTTAGCAGCTTTGCCTACCGTAGACGGATGGCATCCTACAATTACTGCAATCTCTCTGACCGAATGGTCAGGATATAGTTTTGTGATTTGTTCATCACGTTTCTTGTCGGGTTGCGGAACAGGTCTTTTATGTTCGATTTTACAATTGCAATCATGTAGAATCTTATACAAGAATTTCACGCTGACACCCATTCTTTGTGCCAACTTGTATCTTGGTCGTTCATTTATGTGCGCCTTAATAAAGTTTATTGTGTCTTGTTCTATAACTTTCATTTTTATTCAGTTTTTGTGGTGTGTCTCACCTGTTTTTTGCAAAGATAATGAGATTTTATTGGCAGAGCAAATATTTTAATGTGTTATAACTTAGTTTAAGGAAAAATTTAATTATTTGCACAAAAATTAATTGTGTAGTTTTCTGACTCGGCTATTTCCACATTATTATATATAAATAGCTATCTTTGCAACAAAAAACACAAAGAAATGACAGCGGAAACTATTCAATTAATACAGACGGGAATTAATCTTCTTTGCGCATCGGGAGTTATCTCCACGTTGCTGTACTATAATAGTAGAAAACGAAAGGAGGCGGCACTCGCATCACAGGAAGAGAATAAGACTATTTCATCATATGCCGATGAGTGGAAGGCTCTCTATGAACGTTCCAACGAGTCGGTCGTTAATCTTAACAGTAAAATAGATGAATTGTATGAGGAAATCAATCAGTATCGTATTACCATACGCAATCTTAGGGATGAGAAGAACGATTTGAAGCTTGCCTTGCATGAGGCACAATGGAACAGATGCATCAAGGATGGATGCCAACTTAGAACCCCACCAAGAAAGCGAGAATCCTTAGAAACGTTGGTTGAAAAGGAAGAAAATGAGATATATCGTGACAGGGAGGATTAAAATATGGTTAAGTATCTGAAATTACTCATACAAGTTAATAGCGGACATTCAAGCAAGGCATTCTTCTTAGTGTCCGTTACTCTGATAGGTCTCTTGATGCTCCTGGTTGTCTGCTTTATCTTAGTGTGGGAAGTGGTGACTTATGGGACGATCAAAACCGATTTGATGGGGTTAAGTGCATTTGTTGGTAGTGTGGCTAGTTTGTTCGTCACGGCTGGCATTACCAAGACTATAGGGGAACGTGGCGAACATCAAAGCGAAAACGATAAATAGACTATGGCAGACTCAAGTATTTTACAACCATTCATCCTCTCATTCGAGGGTGGATATTCTAACAAAAAGAGTGACAGGGGAGGCGCAACGATGAAAGGCGTGACCCTAGAGACGTTCCGTAAAGTTTATGGTGCTAGTAAGACCGCATCGGACTTGAAGAAGATAACCGATGAACAATGGCATCACATCTTCAAGAAATATTATTGGGATGCTTGCAAGGCTGACCAAATCAACAACCAGTCGGTGGCTAATCTCTTGGTTGACTTTGCTTATAATAGTGGAGTAAGCAGAGCTGTACAAAAGATTCAAACTATCGTAGGAACAAAAGCTGATGGCATCATGGGTAATATGACCTTAGCTGCTATCAATTCATACAAACAAGGTCAATGGGCGTTGTTCGATAAGCTGAAGGTGTCACGAATTGCCTTTCTCAATGCGATTGTGAACAATGACCCAAAGCAAAGCGTGAACCTGCATGGATGGCTTCGCAGGGTTGGAAATATACAATACGGAAAGCTCGTATGTAATAACGGAAAGTTAATTACTTGGTAATCTTACGAGATACAGGCTCAACTAAGGCATTAGTAAGACCATCATCCTTAATTGGGTGGTGGTTTTTCTTCACTTTTGAAATTTTGGAAAAGAGAGTAAGGACTAAAAAATGGTTCCTGTTAGTTTTTATTTGTACCTTTGCACTCAAAAAGGAGGTTGATATGCAACTTAGATTTGATTGGTGGCGTTGGCTCGTTACCATATTGGTAGGTTTCTTCATCATGCTGATGATGTACGGATGCCGGACAACGAGATATGTAGAAGTGGAAAAGGTGGTGCGAGACACTACTACTTATGCTCACTGGGACTCTATCGTCAATGAAAGGGTCAGGCTCATTCAGGACAGCTTACTCTCTTACCATTGGGAGCAGACCGAAAAGCAGGTTAAGGATTCCACTTACATCAAGGATGATGTTAAGACAAGGGTAGATGAGAGTGGTAAGGTACTAGGTAAGGATTCTACTCATATAGAGATTAGATACAGGGACAGCAAGGAACTATCCAAGGTTCGTGATAGCCTTATTCATTATAAGGAGATAGCAGAGCTAGCGAGTATATATAAGGCTCAGAGGGATAGCCTAAACAGAGAATTGAGTATTGCCCAGACCAAAAAGGAATATATTGAGAAAGACTTGGAGGGATGGGACTTGTTCTATTGGAAATTCGGTATGATTTCCTTTTGGGTCGTTTCCTTGATGCTGGTTACGATGATTTTCTTTCTCACGGTAAAATATAAGAAAAAGTTATTTTATTAGGTTGGTTTTTAGTTATTAAGGTTTTAGATTGGTTTTTAGGTAACAACTTGTGGAGAAGGGGAATGCGTGAGTATTCCCCTTTGTTTTTGGGGAATATTGAAAATAATACATTTATTTCCCCTCCTTTTTGTTTTCCAGCGTATCCAGCACATTCCTAGCCTCATCGATGGATGAGGCTGAAAACAAATCATTTCCTTGTTTTATAAGGGCAATGAAATCACTTGTAGCATCCGATTTATTTTCAGACAATTCGTTTGGGGATACAAAGAGTTGCCAAATTGGAATTTCCAGAGCGTTAGCGATTGTTTCCAATTTGTTAAGTGTCGGATTCTTCAAAAGGGCATTTACGTTTTGTTTTGATGTCCCTATAAGGTCTCCAAAAGCCTTTTTGGTAAGACCACGTTCTTTTAATATTTCTTCAATTCTAAACATAATCTTATATATATTAAAGGTAATACTTTATTTTGACGCAAAGGTACGCAAATTTTGGCAAAGTAAAAAGAGAATATTATTAAAAAGTGTTTCATATTTAGAATGTAATGCTATTATTTTACTAATAAGAGTTAAAAGTAATACATAAATAGTACTTTTATTTGGTAGAGTAAAACAAAAGTATTACCTTTGCAATGTCTTTAAGAGATAAAGGCTTTAAAGTTTAACTATTAATTGCTGCTATGCAGCCGAGTGGCACTCGTAAAACCGTTTAGTTGATTATGGCTAATTCATTCAAGAATATGATGAGAGAAGTGATGGCAATGGCACACAGAGCCTTTGAGTTGAAATCAGCAACAATGAGCTGGTCAGAGTGCTTGAAGCAAGCTTGGGCAGTGTTGAAGTTGAAGCTGGCGATGAAGAAGAGAGTTGTCGAGTTCTACTTTCAGAAGGTGGATGGCTCTATCCGTCAGGCATTCGGTACTTTGCTGGAGTCTTTGATAGACTACACTCCAAATGGTAAGGGTTACGCTTGTAAGGACTGCGTTAAGTATTGGGACGTTGAGAAACAGGCTTGGCGACAAATGAAGTTCTTCAACTTTATCAAGGTTGCAGCCTAAGAGTTAGATAAGTGAGCGCACACGTTAAACTGCACATATATTATATTTAGGATTTAAAGTTAGAAACGATATGGATAAGAATTTGAAGGATGCTCTTTATGTGCGTTACAATGATAAGTTTGGCGTGTTGAGCGACGACGAAGACAACACTATTTCACATGTATTGGGTACTGACCTTACACTGGTGTTGGATAAAAAGGACATGGCGGTCTATCTGCTAGTCCCATTGACCCAAGCCCACAAGTTCGAGTGCAAGGGTAGCCACATTATCGTGGATGGCAAGCGGTTCGATTCGGACATCTTTTTTAGAAAGAATGGTTGTCAGTGGGTTCAGATTGACAAAGAGACGTTATCTATGGTAGCGTAACATAACATAAGATGTAATTTTTCGGTGAAAGTTCTTGCCGATTTCCTTGCGTATATGAAGAAAATTTAGTATCTTTGCAAGTGGATTTCGGTGAGACACACCTTTCAAAAACTGTTTAAAATTTAGGAATATGATTTCATACAAGTACAAGCTATATCGGACAAAGAAGACGAAGCATTTAGATAAGATGCTCCGTGAGGCTGGCTATGTTTGGAATCATGCGCTTGCCTTGCAGAAGAGGTACTATAAGTTGTATCACAAGTATATTCCAAAATTTACGATGTTTAAGCATTTTTCTAAGCGATATAAGCCAACGTTATTGCATAGTCATACCGTTAGGGAAATCTTGGATAGATTGGATATAGCTTACAAGCGTTTCTTCAAGCATGATGCGAAGCGTCCACCAAAGTTTAAGAAAGCATCTGAATTTAGTTCTTTTGTTTTCAAGCAAGGTGGCTATACCCTCAGTGGAAATGAGCTAATTATAAACAAGATAAAGAAGTCTTTCAAATTCTTTTTGAGCCGTCCCTACGATGGCAAGGTTAAGAGGGTGTCGGTCAAGCGCAACAAGTTGGGCGAGTACTTTATCGTCCTTTGCTTAGACAAGCAAGCCGAGTCTTACGGAAAGTCACACGATGGTGCATCCGTAGGAATCGACTTTGGATTGAAGAAGTACATGACTTTGAGCGATGGGCGTGAGATTGATAATCCTCAGTTCCTTAAAACTGACTTGCAAGAACTCAGACGCAGGTCTCGCAACTTCTCGAAGTGCAAGAAGGGCAGCAACAACCGCAAACGCAAAAAGTTGGAGTTGGAGTTGGAGCGATTGTATCGAAATATCGTGAACAAACGTTCCGATTTCCAGTGGAAGCTGGCGCATGAGTTGTGCAAGCGTTATGACTTGATTTGCTTGGAGGACTTGAATTTGGAGGGAATGACAAAGCGTTGGGGACGCAAGATGTCTGACTTGGCTCATGGTGATTTCGTTGTGAAGTTGGAGCACGTTGCGAAGAAGTATGGTGTGAAGGTTCATAAGATAGACCGCTTCTTCCCATCGAGCCGCCTTTGCACTTGTGGTTATAAGAATGATAAGCTGTCATTGAGTGATAGGGTTTGGACTTGTCCTAGTTGTGGTGCAGTTCATCCTAGAGACCTCTTTGCAGCTGAGAATATACTTCGGCAGGGCATTGCCGAATTGGGGAGTGGTAGCAAGTCACCCAAGCACTCGCAAGGGCGCAGCCACGATAGTCACCCAACAATTCCTTGCAAGTAGCAAGGAAGTATGCCAAGGTTGCTCTTTTTTTTTGTCTTGAAAATGCCTTAGAGTGTTAAATGTTAAAATTGCAAGCGGTTTAATGTATTTGTAGTTTCGTATATGTAATTAAAATTGTATTTTGTGTTAAAAATGCGCAATCGGGGTAAAATAACGCACTAAAGACCTTGCAGTCTGAAAATGAATTAGTATCTTTGCAGCGTGCTTTGTTGGTGCTGACACGCTTACAAGAATCAATAAGATTTTCCGTGGCGAAAGCCATACCACGATAATCCTTACCTAGATTTCGGTGTCAGACGAATGAAGGGTAAGGATTTCTTTTTAGAATCCTTGTTTTGAGTCGAAACATTCTTAGATTGCTCTAGGTTAGCAATGGGCAATAATTGTTGGAGTAGGCGAAACACAAATAAGTTAAACAAATAAGGAATTTATGGGAAAGCATTATTTACATATACGTATGGACTTGGTAAGGAAGTACACCTATGGTGCGTCATCGCAAGAAGTGAAGGCGCACAAGGAGACGCTTTGCTTTGCCATTTGGTGTAAGATGCAACGCAGAAATTCTGTAATATTTAACTTAACCATTAAGGATGTAAAGAAAAAACTCGGTGTAGGCTATTCAAAAGCAAGAAAATTGCTAAAGGATGTCAAGGAGGATGGACTCTTTACAGAACTTGGAAACGGGCGTTTTCTCGTGAATACGTTCCGTAACAAAGAAAAGAAGCCCAACAAAAAGGGCGGTAGCTTCCAAGGGGCTTACGTTTGTCGTATTCCTATTAACAAGGACTATAAGCTAAAGGAGTTATATTCTATAGTCAACAACATTTTGTACACATCAGTTATTAGTGGTGCTCGTCAAGACTGTTTTAACGTTGGTAACAATGATTGTGCTTGGCATCAACTAACTACTAACTCGTTTGCAAAGGTTGTGAATATGGGTCATGGCTCTATATGCCGAATCAAGAAGAATCTTATCAGCGAAGGTAAGATTAAGTCCACGTATGCGGAAATGCACATGGCAGATGATAGAAACGAGGGAGAGATGGAACGAACATTGCAAAGGTTTGGTCGTAGGAACTTTACGTTTAATGTAGGTAATCTGCACTATTTAATCATACCTTGCTCTTACTCTTTTGGAGACCGAGAGACTTCTGTTGCAATCAAGCACAGAATCTATGGTTATAAGTTAAAGGGACATCGAATGCAAATAAAGGAAAATTGTACAATAGGAAATCTACCTGATGGCTTCTATGCTGGGTAAGTTCTATTTTGGACATTTCCATATTAGTAGTTAGTTGGAATCTATGTTTAGGGAGTCTTTAATATGCTAACGTGTTCCTTAGTATATTACGTGTTATTATATATATACGAGATTATGAAGAAGTATGAATGTTATATAAGTTTAGCTGGAAATGTGTGTGGTGACAAAGGAAGTTATTACTATGCGTTTGATACCTTTGAAGGAGATAAAAAGATTGATTGTGCTGTGACAAATCGGAGTATTTCTGCATATCCAAAGGCACGTTTCGTTCCGATTCTGTACAAAGCATTAAGAAAATGCAGAGGTGAGTTTCAAGTTTGTGTGTATTTGCCAAAAGACTATGATTTTGTAGAATTACCTAATGGTGAATATCAAATATCAGCTTCGTACTCATGTTCCGAGATAACTGAGTACACTTATAAGTGCAGCGACAAAATAACAATAAAGAAGTTTGATGAAAAAAGTAAAAGATGTTTGGATGTACAACAAAAAGCAGAAGATATAAGAGAAATTAACGAAAATGAAGAATTACGCAAGTCAATAGACAAAGAAATGAGGGCGAAAAATAAAAACACCAAGAAAGGCTTGCACAAAGAAAGATTAGTTCCAAACTATATTTGCTATACTGATGGTAGCTGCGATAATTATTCCACTCATAAGGCAGGTGGTTCCGCTTATATCGTTGTGAATACATCTACAGGAGAACTTGAAAAAGTAAAAACGCATCATTGTTTGCATACGACAAATAACCGAATGGAAATGTTAGCGATAATATCAGCAGTTAATTATTGTCCGAAAGGTTCGGTTATAGAGGTTCGAAGTGACTCTAAGTACGCATTGAAGATGTTCCGTTATACAGATTGGGAGATAGGACAAGATATTAAAAACCCAGACTTAATCAAGTTGTATCGTAAGTGTGCAAAGGATAAGCTTGTTATTTTGACTTGGGTAAAGGGACATAATGGTGATGATTTGAACGAGCAAGCGGATTGCTTGGCTTTTGGCGCATATGAGAAAGCATTAAAAGAGAATGGCTTACCAATGGCTCCTGAGAAGTATCGTGCTATGAGACGAGGCAAGCAGACGGTGTTTGAAACAGATAATTAAAGATAAATTTGATTTATTATGAAAGAGTTAGGTTTTGATAAGCTATACGTAAAGTTTAGCAATTTATATTGTGAGTATCGTAGTAGAAAGCAATTCTTGAAGTGGTTAAAATCCGCAAAGAATCTTTCTGAAGAGTTGTTTGAAGTAACGCCAAGTGGAGGTGGTTCGTTTGATGTTGTGTTGTCTTTTGAAGAGATAAAGGATTTATTTCCGATTATGGAGAACTCATTGCCTAAGTATGAAAACGATATAAAGCAAGTTCTTTTGGCCATAAAGGAAATGGGACAGCTTGAAGTTGCAAAGATATGGCATGAGGATGATTGGGGTGACGGCTTTGTAGAGGATTTTTGTAAAACCCATGATATTTAATGAAGATACATACATTTGAACTATGTGCCGGATATGACTCTCAACTGATGGCTTTGGAGCGACTGAAGAAGAAATATTCTGATTTCGATTACGAGTGTATCGGATGGTCTGAGATAGAGCCAAGTGCAATAGCCTTGCATAATGCTTGCTTTCCTAGTCCGTCCGGTAAGAATTTCGGTGATATGACCAAGATAGATTGGAGCAAGGTTGCTGATTTTGATTTGCTGACATATTCAACACCTTGTCAGTCCGTTTCGCAAGCCGGAAAGCAGAAAGGAATAGAGGAGGGAAGCAATACACGTTCCTCTATCCTTTGGTTCACAAGAAACGCCATTATTACCAAGAGACCGAAATACCTCTTGATGGAGAATGTAGAGGCTTTGGTTCAAACAAAGTTCATAGGGTTCTTTAACAAGTGGCGCAAGGAGTTAGAATCATATGGATATATCAACTTCGCTAAGGTGGTAAATGCAGCCGACTGCGGTGTTCCTCAGAACAGAAAGCGTGTATTCATGCTCTCTATACGAAACGATGGTGATAAGATAGATTATCATTTTCCGAGAAAGACAAAACTAGAGAAACACTTGGTTGATGTCTTGGAGGAAAATGTGGATGAGAAGTACTTTTTTAGTGATGACTTGCTATGTAAAGAGAAATTTGTATCGAATGAATGGAAAGAACCTATGAGTGCAGCTATAAGAACTCGTTCTGAGGGGAAGTGGATAAAAGGCGAAAAGCATAGTTCAAAGGTCGAACTTGGAAAGAACATAGCCAATACCATTACATCTGCGAGCAAGGACTCCTTGGTTGTGCTTGGAGAGACAAGGTTGCGCATTAGGCGTTTGACTCCGAGAGAACTCTTCCGCTTAATGAACGTTGACGAAGAATACATAGACAAGATGCTTGAAAGTGGAGTGTCGAAGTCAAGTCTTCAAAAGGCTGCTGGAAATTCGATTGTCGTAGCTTGCATGGAGAGGATATTCAAGGAACTTTGGTTTTCTGAGAGTAATGTTAAGGTCGCTGATGATGGTCAGCTATGCTTATTTTAAATATTGACGATATGATGTTTTTAAATATTAACGAGAAAAAGGAGAAAGCAAATGCTATCTCATACAAGATAGATGAGTACATCTGGGGACGAAAGGATTTTGTTACCGATTGCCCCTATGGTGAGAAAGGCAGATACACCAATGCAATTAATAAAGTTGGTGATTTGGGGTGTAATACTTGTGAATGGCAGGTAAGACATGACCCAAGTACGCAAGTTGTGATGTGCTCCCATCCAAAGGTGTAGAAGAGCGAGATTAATAAACTTTTTAAGGATATGTGATATGGATAAGGAGAAATTAAAGAATGATTACGAGAATGCTTGCAATGCTTACTTGAAGGCATTCTGTGAGAAGCATGAATTTTACGGATTAGATAATCCGGAGACATTTTGGATAGGTGACCAAGTTGGAGGAATAGCTAATTGTGGCGATTTGACTTTCGATATGGCTACTATTGTAACAGATATTGAAAAGGAAGCTCCCGAAGAAGAGTTGTTGAAGTGGTACGATTATACTATTGAAGCTAGAGAGTTCAATTTGCCTGTTCCAAACTTCGACCATTGGCTTATGGGGTGTCCTATAACACCAAGTAAATGGTTCGAGATTATGCGAGCAAAGCGCAAGGAATTTGAGGACTTGTTGAAACAAGAAAATGAAAGGTTGAAAAATGGAAAGAAGTAATCTTTTTAATCATTTGTTGAGGATATTTGATGAAGGTCTCAGTATGAAGACTACCGAACTTGAATATGGTACACTTGAAGTTACTGTAGAGAATCGAAGCCAAGACAAGAAAATCACATTCTTAGCAAAGGGTATGGAGGATGCCAATCAGAAAGCAGCGGAATGGCAGGTTGGACAAATGCTCTTGAATTGCGATGATTTCGAGGAGATTGTTATGTTCTTGGCTCAAAGAAAGAAACTTAAAAAGGAAATGTCAAATGGATAAGAATTTTAGAAGTTGTTTTTGTTGCGTCCATTTCTTGGTAATACAAAATACAAGTATAGGAAATATTTTGAAATGCAAGAAAGGTAGCACTACGAAAGTACAAGGGAAGCGATTGACAGAAATCGCTGCAAGATGCAAAAATTAGAAAGCGTGAGGCACACGTTAAAGAACATAGTAAGATAAAATTAAGGATAAAGGTAATTGGCCGCATGAGTATTTGAGAAAGAGAAAAATGTAAAAAGTTTAAAATAAATGGTAGAAACTATATTAAACAATTAAAATACATTAATAATATAAAGAAACACATTAAAACGCTTGCATGTTTCGAATATTCTTTGTATCTTTGCATTGCAATTAAGAAATAAAGGTTATTAATTTGAAAAGGTGAGACACACCATAAAAACTGGGAATGATGACAAAAAAGGAAATAATAAAACAATGGTTGGATGAGCCGAAAGTGAGATATTGTAATAATTCTAATTTCACTTTGGGTTATGGTGATGGCTGGGATTGGGTTAAAGATGTTCTACGACCAGCTATCACGAAGAACGCTATGTTTCTCAGATTCTTGGAGTATGGTTTCCGTGAGATAGAAGAGTTTTTGAAATCAAAAACCGGAAAACCGAGCGAAGAGGATTGTTCCTTGTATTCTGTTGGATATAAGGATGGTGTCAATGATGCCATGATTGCAATTAAGAATAGATTTGAAAATTTAAAATAGGAGGTTAAATGGATTTAGGAAAGGCGATTAAGACAATGAGGGTAAGCAAGGGCTTGACCCAACGACAACTTGGTAAGGCTATCGGTTGTAGTGAGACAAATATGTTGTTTATGGAGACCGGAAGAACGTTTCCACGTAAGAGTAAGATTGATGCAATATGCAAGGTATTGGAGATTCCGATGTCTTATTTGTTGATGTTCTCTATTACACCGGATGATATTCCGGAAGATAAGCAGAGTTTGTATACAAGCATCGTTGAGCCGATGCGTAACGAATTTATTAGGGAGTTGTTGCGATGAAGAGATGCTATTATTTTGTGGCTAAGTATGTCAAGAATGGCATAACACGTACATGTACAGGTACACAAGAGACGATTGATGGCTATTTTGATTTCGTCAGTGCTGGAAATTTTATAGCACAGAAACATAATGTTGATTCAAAAGACGTAATTGTAACTTTTTGGTCTGAGATTAATTCAGTAATGTTAGATAAATATAAAAAGCATTAGAAAGCATAAAAAATGGTTGAATTCGAGTATGAAGGCAGTATCATTTGGAAAAATTACGATTTCCATTTTATGCCTTGTGTAGGTGATAAAGTCGTGATTAACAATCTTACATACAAGATTAAGTCTCGTGTGTTCAAGTGCCAAGGAAAGACAGTTAAAGTTGTTTTAAAAAAGGTTGATAATGAAAATACGAATAGTTAAATATGTTTGTGCCGATGGAGTAGAAAGAGGTATCTTGGAGTACCGTAACCATTGGTGGGAGAAGTGGGAGCCATTGCATCAGGACGGAAAGCTGGCTTATGTTTCATATATGGGAACGAAACCATATAAGTCATTGCAGGAAGAGTGCTTTGATGTACTTGGATTGAATGAAGAACAGATAAAGGTGCGTGAACAGATGTCCCGTTATATCTTGGATGCAGAAGAGGTATATGTTGGTGCTAGAATAGGCAACGAATATCATATCGGCTATGATGTTGATAATGATGAGAGTCTTGAAACGCTTAGAAATTTGGAGGAATAGTTATGGTCGGAAAGATTTTTTCGGTTAATACCGATATTGTATATCGTAGAGAGGAGAGTTTGAATCTCTTCGAAGGCAAGAAAAAACTTGATAAGGTGGTTTCCGGTCGGGTGTTCAAGGAACAAATCAAGTTGCTTGGTTTTACCATCAGGACAAAGTATTTCTATCAGATTTGCTGCCCACAAGTCAATATGAATGATACCCATGAGGTTTGCACATTGTATAGGGTTGAGGATTTGGTGAGAAAAGAGTGCTATAACAAGGTTGTTGAATATTCTATTAGAAAACATCATGCCTAGTGTTAATTGTTTCAGAAGAGTCTTGTTGAACGTAGGTGGCAAGAAGATAATTATCAGTGTGCCGCATGGAATGACCGAAACCGAAGTAAACAAGGTTATGATTGTTACTAGAGGTTATCTTCAGCAATATGTCTATGTTGAAATGGTGTTGGCAGAGTGCTTCATGCAGAAAATCGAAAAGAGTATTCTGAAGAAGAAATGCGTTAGGTTTGAAGTGAAGAAGAAGTGGGTGGACTGCAAGAAGAACCTTCGCAAGGCGATTAAGTATTATGACGCTTATGTTCCTAATGCAGATTTCAATAACGAATTCGCAATGACGTTCTATGACAAGATTAGTGAAGACTTGTACAAGTTGCGAGATAAGCTTGCGGTGAGGTTACAGAACTTAGGGATTGGTGAAAAATCGGGAGTTTATGCGAATGCAATCATCCTGTACAATCTGACCAACCTTTGTTTGGGAACTTACGAGAATATCATCCGTAAGCTGTATGAAGATTTGCATGTTAACTTAATGCAAGCGTTCAAGGATTTTGCTCCTATCTTGGCCTTTGAAAATTCTTATGACTTCATGGCATTGGTGATGGATAAGGATTTCAAAAGATTGGCTGACCATTTGATGACTAAAGAGATTCTTTCTTATTTCGATAAGGTGAGAAACGGTGTCTTCAACGAACAGACTTTGAATGCAGCCGCTGTAAATGCGACAGAAGACTTGAAAGACGATGAGAAGGATTTGCAGAAAACTTATATCGGAATTAGTGACTTTATGAAGAGTGACTATCCTTTGGAGAGTGTGACATCTAAGAAAGCAAGCTAATGAAAATCGAACCAAGTGAGTTCTTGCCTATAGGTAATGAATTTCAGAAAATCTTCGGAATAAGCTTTGGAAAATTCATTGATATGCGGTTTCTTTTAGCGAGAAAAGAGTTAGTCTTCAATCTGCTGAAGTTCACAGATTGGCTTGAAGAGTGCTATCCGGATGAGTGTTCAATTGATGGAGTGAGTTATAATGCTGTTGTCGAGCGAAAGTTTGGTAAGCGAGGTGTTAAAATGATTAAGAAGTTGATAGGATGAAGTACATGGGTAGTAAGGCTAGAATCGTGCATGAAATATTGCCGATTATGCTGGACAAGGAACATGATACGTTTGTAGATGCTTTCTGTGGTGGCTGTAGTGTTATTGAGAACGTTCCGGACACGTATCGCAGAATTGCCAATGATAAGAATAGGTATCTTATCGAAATGTGGAAGTATCTTCAGAATGATGGGTTTGTCTTCAACCATATTAGTAAGACGTTGTATAACTTTGCAATAGACTGCTATCATGGAAAGAATAATTTCTTCACAGAAGCAGGTGTCGGACTAATTGGCTTTATGGCGAGCTTTAATGGACGTTTCTTTGATGGTGGCTATAGCGGACATAATGTTGTCGGCAAGAACGGAAAGGCAAGGGATTACATAAGGGAGCAGATAGAAAACACAATGCGTGATATACCCCTTCTCAAAGGTGTCGAGTTTTATAGCGGCAGTTATGATGAACTTGTGATACCGGATAGGAGTATCGTGTATAGCGATATACCTTACAAAGATGCGAAAAAGTACGATGTGTCAAAGAACTTCGATTACGAAAGTTTCTATATATGGTGCATGGAAATGGCTAGAAGAGGACATAAGGTCTTTATCAGCGAGTATCAGATGCCACAGGAGTTCAGATGTGTTTGGGAAAAGGAAGTGACAAACTCTCTTAACCCGAATATCACAAAGAGACCAGTCGAAAGGTTGTTTACTATTGATTAGAATTAGGATGAAAGAAACTTATTGCTTAGAAGATGTGCTTTACATACAAAGCGTTACTTCACGTTGGAGAATGGAGTAGTATCAGGAACAGAACTTGCACAGGAAGACTTTAATGTATTCCTTGGCCTTGCAAGTCGGCTTGGCTATAAGGTAGTGAAATTATGAAAAGGCGAGTAAACAAGGTTTGTCTGTTCTCGACAGAAGAATTGGATGAGTTCAGAGCTGCCTTGTATAATGTGAATACATCTTTTCACTGCTGTAATGCAGCTCCGGTAGACTGGGCGGCAGGATGGCAGCGGAATGATATAAGAAAGACGAGGTAGGATTGACATAAGTTACCAAATACCCACGTGTCAAAGCCGTGTGATGCCTTGCGTGGGGGCGGGATTGTAAACTTAGGAGTCACACGGCTTTATTTGAAGTTTCATAACTACAAATAGCCTATCGCTAATGGTTGCTCCCTTGGGCAGGGAGATAGTTAATACCGCATCGTAAGATGTGAACACTTAAAATTTGCCGACAACCATTGGCACTTTAATTATAAAACAGGTGAAAGTTCTTGCCGATTTCCTTGCATATATGAAAGAAGTTTCGTATCTTTGCAAGTGAATTTCGGTGAGACACACCTTTCAAAAACTGGTTAAAATTTAAGAATATGATTTCATACAAGTACAAGCTATATCGGACGAAGAAGACGAAGCATTTGGATAAGATGCTCCGTGAGGCTTGCTATGTTTGGAATCACGCTCTTGTCTTGCAGAAGAGATATTACAAGTTGTATCACAAGTATATTCCTATATTTACGATGTACAAACATTTCTCGAAACGTTATAAGCCAACCTTGCTTAATAGTCAGACCATTAGGGAAATCTTGGATAGATTGGATATTGCTTACAAGCGTTTCTTTAAGCATGATGCGAAGCGTCCACCAAAATTTAAGAAAGCAATAGAATTTGGTTCATTTGCCTTTCAACAAAATGGCTATTCCCTTAGTGGAAACGAGTTTGTGATAAACAAGATAAAGAAGTCATTTAAGTTCTCTCTGAGCCGTCCCTACGATGGCAAGGTCAAGAGGGTGTCGGTCAAGCGAAACAAGTTGGGCGAGAACTTTATCGTCCTTTGCTTAGACAAGCAAGCCGAGTCTTACGGAAAGTCACATAATGGTGCATCCGTGGGCATCGACTTTGGATTGAAGAAGTACATGACTTTGAGCGATGGGCGTGAGATTGATAATCCTCAGTTCCTTAAAACTGACTTGTTGGAGCTTAGACGCAGGTCTCGCAACCTCTCGAAGTGCAAGAAGGGCAGCAATAACCGCAAGCGCAAGAAGCTGGAGTTGGAGCGATTGTATCAAAACATCGTGAACAAGCGTTCCGATTTCCAGTGGAAGATGGCGCATGAGTTGTGCAAGCGTTATGACTTGATTTGCTTGGAGGATTTGAACTTGGAGGGAATGAAGCGTAATTGGGGACGCAAGATGTCTGACTTGGCTCATGGTGATTTTGTCTTGAAGTTGGAACACGTTGCGAAAAAATATGGCGTTCAGGTTCATAAGATTGACCGATTCTTCCCTTCGAGCCGCCTTTGTACTTGTGGTTATAAGAATGATAAGCTGTCATTGAGTGATAGGGTTTGGACTTGTCCTATTTGTGGTGCAGTTCATCCTCGAGACCTCTTTGCAGCTGAGAATATACTTCGGCAGGGCATTGCCGAATTGGGTAGTGGTAGTAAGCCGTCCGAGCAATCGCAAGGGTGCAGCCACGTTAGTCACCCAACAATTCCTTGCAAGTAGCGAGGGAGTATGTCATCAAACCAGGTCACTGGGGAGGTGTTGACACCAACAAGGGTTTAAATCCCTTGTCATCCACAAATTTTAAAAGGTTAAATTATGAACGAGTTTTGTAATGATTTGATTTCAAGAGGTGTTCCTAGATGGGTAGTAGAGAATGCTTACAAGTTTACCCTAAAGACTTTGAAAGGAGCAGAAGGCTTGGTGGGTGCGGAAAGGGAATATGCAGAACTATACCGAAACGCTATTGTTTCTGCCTACATAGAGGGTGCTAGTGGTGCATTGGAAAAAGCACAAAGATATTATGGCGGTGAGGAACATAGTTAGACAGTGGAACGAAGCAACTGAAGGATATTCGTACCGCTTCAAAGGTGGAGATATTTTCCTTCGCCTGGTCAAAGATAATGGTAGTTATGAGTTACGTAATCCTATAGGCTATAATGTTAGGGTTATCAAGTGCAAAGACTTGGATGAAGCAGATGTAAAAGCCAAGGAAGTGCTAGAAGCGTTTTTTGAAGACAAAGTTAACATAAAAGTTATTTGATTATGGACTTAGAAATGTTGATTGATAAGATAGACTTTAATCAAGGTGCAAGGCATATAGCCACGCAAGCCTTGGAAATGGGAATGAAATATCAAAAGGAAGGTGCTTGGCATTCTGTTGAAGAGCTGCCTGAGTATAACAGACGTATTGTCGGTCTGACCAAGGTTCGTAAGCGTTTCAAGCATCTGAATTTCTTAGGCGAGGAATGGTGGAATAGGTTCACGAAATCAAACGCCATCTATAAATGGGCTTATGTGGACGATTTAGTTTGATAGTAATCGTAGAAATCCATAATGCTATTTTGTTTTAAATGTTTGCCCCATCACTATATATAATAATGTAGTGGTGGGGATTTTTATGTTAACGTCAGCAAATTATTTGTTTATATTATTATAGAGTGTTAAATGATAAAAGAAATACATTAAATAATTTGCATATTTCAAATATTCTTTGTATCTTTGCATCGTAATTAAGAAACAAGGTTATTAATTTAAAAAAGGTGAGACACACCATAAAAACTGTAAGAAGAAAGTGGAAAAGAATAATGCTTATGTAGAGGTATTGGTAAAGATTGCCAACCTCATGGGTAGAACAAAGGAGTCTATCCAGATGTCGTCTTCAAATACTCATACGAGTATTACGATGTTTGCCGAAAATAATAGCAAGATTATTGGAAATTGGTATTTTGATGCTTCCGATAGCAAGGAGTTGGTGAATGCTACTTTCAATGGTCTGAAGGCTTTGGTTGAGTCTCTTGAGCACAATAAGAGCAATGACGGACAAGCAGCGTAAGTACATAGAAAGTCTTATCAAGAGAGTGTTTCGTAATGCAGATTCGCAGAGCGAAATACTTTCCAGATTGGATAGGGTTAAGATTTCAAGCCATCAAGCTTCAGTAATGATACATGCATTGAAGTTAGAGTGCAACATCGGTCGCTCCGTTCCGGCATATATGTTAATGGCAAACAATCTAAATCCAAAAATGGATGAGTTCTTTAGTATATTAGGGTACGATGAATGACGTATTCTTCAAGAAGAAAAGAAGTTGATATGAAAAAGGTAATTATGATAATAGCCGTTGCCGCCATTTTGGTAGGTTGTAAAGGTAAGGGTACAAGAGTCCAAATCTCGGATTCTGTTGACAAATTCAAGGTCGAGAAATTGTTTGTTGTAGATAGTATAACAGTGTACAGGTTTTATGACCAAGGAAATGCTATCTATTTCACTAACCGGAAAGGTAGGGTAGATGCGACCCATTCCGAGTACAATCCGGTTACTCATACATACAATGACGAGGTTAACGAAACTTTATGTGAAGGAGATTGAAAATGAAGATACGATTAGCTAAGAAAATATTCTACAAGAAAAGTGCTAAATGGCTTTTGGAAAGAGGTTGGGCTGAAGGTTACATAAGTCCTAATACTATAAAATATGTAGTAAGAAAGTTAGAAAAATTCACAAAGTTAAAACTTTTATACTACTTACATAATAAAGTTGAAGAAGATTACTTTGTGATAAGGAAGGAGGTGAACAATGAAAACATTTGTCTTTGATGTTATGCTCAACGGAAGATTTGTCTGCACATTAAAGTATAAATATTGTGCGCTCTTCCCCATAGACTTTGAAGAATTAAAGAAGTTCATCCTCAAAAAGAGACCTACTTTGAAAGGAAAGGACTATAGAATTGCGTTTTGATTATGAAAGAGCTTAAAGTTGGAGAAAGATTTATTATTCCAGATGGCGATGATGGACATTTGATTGAAGTTCAAGAACGAGGCCGTCATTCTTTATGTGATGGATGTTTTTTTAATGATTTCACCTGTATGAATAGAGGATTTGGATATTGTGATTTTGAGAGACGCTCAGACCACAAGAATGTAATCTTTAAAGAAGTAAAGAAGCAAAAAAGAAAAATGAAAGAAAATAAATACTCGTTAAAGATAAGTCGTAGTTGTGGTGATATTATCCTTGATGGTTATCCAATAGCTACATATTCGAATGATGAATTGAAGATACTAAAGAACCTGCTAACACGGGTTTTGTGTGAAGTGAACGAATATATACATCTTTAAAAAAGTAAAGCGTATGGCAGCAAGATATAATTTTAGAAAAACCATTTTACACAGATTGGAAATCTGTTGGAATGTACTCACACATAAGACTTTTATAGCTTATACAACTGATGATATAGGTGACAAATGGAGTCTTATAAATAACATAGAAAGCCTTGAACAATTTGGTCAATGGCTTGTAAGTGGTGGGTATAAGGAGAACAGTAACTATAAAAAGTAAAGCGTATGTTGTACGAAGCAAAAAAAAGAACAAAGGCTTATGAATATGTTAAGGGTATTCTCGATGCCGAATTTGAAGAGCATCAAGCCTACATGAAAAGAGTGGAAGAAGCCGTAGGTTTCGAATTTGAAAAATATCAGGGCTATCAGCCTAACAGCAGCTTGCTGCGAGAGTACGAGATAACCGCTATCTGGGTACCTTCTGAGCGTTACGATACGCTAGATAAGAAGGTGTGGAAGAAGATAGACGGTGTAAAATTGGAGGACGGTTACTATATAGCTATTGCGCCTAATAAGCGATACAAGCAAGGCAAGGCAATAGCCTCCGTCCTTCTCTCCTATAAATCAGTTACTAACCATTTCTAGGTAATGAAGGAACTGAATATAGAAGTCCCTCAAGCTAGCCGTTTCTCTATTACTCAGTTACTCCGTCACAAAGACCGTATTTTTGTTTACTTTGATGACAGCATCAGAGCCGAGAAGCATAACTCTGATTTAAAGGAAATCACGATAGGTGAGTATGAGGATTTCATTAATAGCAAAGATTAAAGCGTATGGCACAGAAATATATAGTTGGTGATGTTGTTATGTATGACAACAAAATCATGGTAGTCAAAGAGCCAAGAGAAGGAAGCCACTTTGACTTGTCTTGCCCTAAAGAAGGATTGGTGTACTGCTTTGTTGGTATTGATGAAATAAAGCCAATGCTCCTTACATCTGCCATTCTTCTTAAGAATGGATGGAGTAAGGGACAAATATACTTTAGGCATAGTCGTATTCCAAGAATTAAACTTTGCACAGACGGCGGTATTAGTTGGTCTGTTTCAATAAATAATGATATTATGGGAGGGTATATCAATTACGTTCACGAGTTACAGCATATCCTATTTGCTTTTAAAATCAACTTAGAAATGGAGGTGTAGGTGTATGAAGCTAGTTATCGAACCAATGAATACGCTACCTTGCCGTTTGGAGGTATTTGCCATTAATGGAAAGAATGCTAACCAGAATGATTTTGTTTATGCGTATGACCATTACATAGAGAACGCAGAGACTGATACCTGTTCTGATATGCAATTAGAGTTCAAGTTTATAACAAAGGAAATACTTGACAAATATAACATAACGGAAGAAGAATATAGGGTCATCTGCTACGAACTAAAACGTGTGCTACGAGAAGGGAAATGTGATAGTTGTTACATTACACGCATCTTAGTACAAAAATATAGGGCGTTAGCAATAATGAGAATAATAAGCATTTAACCGCCTTCGGGCATAAAAGATATTAGTATGAAAATAAGTGATTTGGTTAAAAGTTTAGAGAAAATAAAGGCAAAACACGGAGACTTGCCTATTGCTTTTGAGGTAAGTGATGATGACTGCTGTCCTATAAAGAAAATACACGTCAAAAAGATATATGACGATGATAGTACCGTTTCAGAAGCAGGTTTCTGTGAGGTAAGAAACTTAGGTGATGGGGAGAAGTATTTAAACATTAGCGATATGTTAGGTTAACGTCTTCGGACATAATTTTAAAGATATGACAAAAGAAGAATTAAAAGCAAAGGTTGCCAAGCAACAAAGTGTTATCAATGATGCTAACAATCAGATTTGTTCTGATGTGAAGGAGTACATCGAAAGTCTACCATACAAGGTTGGTGACAAAGTGAGCTGTTCAAGATGTAATGTTTGTTGGATTGCAAGCATTATTCCAGAACGAAATTACGCAAGATATTCTGGCATGATTGAGGTAAGAATCAACCCTGCTAAGAAAGATGGCACTCGCTCCAATAGAGAGTTTGTATTATTGAGTATGGAAGTTGATAGTATCAAGAAGATTAGTTAATCGTTTTTGGGCATAAATAGTAGTAATATGACAGTACAAGAATTAATTGATGAATTATCAAAGGTAGAGGATAAGACTATGGAAGTCAACTTCCCATATTCTCATGTTACACAAGAAAATGGGCAACCCATGAATGTTGATAGTGTATCAGTATTTGATGATTGTGTTGTAATTTATTAACCATCCCTTATGGGATATAAATATAAGTAATAATGAAGAAGATTAGTACAGAACGTTTGGCAGAGCTTCTTAAAGCTGAATACAAGTTAGACTTGTTGGAAGCAGGTGGAGTTGACAACTGGGATGGCTATGATGATAGCCTTAGTTGCGAGTATGACGATGAAACGGAATCTTACTTTGATTTCAAAAAGAAGTCAGACGAGGAAATTACCTCTGAGTTTGAAGATGTTGAGTAACTAACTACCCTCTCTTGTAAAAGGGAGAGGGTAAAAAGAAAAGAATATGAGATTAAGTGAATATAAAGCAGGTACTATCTTAGTTGCTAGTGATGGTAAAGTGTTTATCCATGATGGCTTTGTTAACGCTGATGGATATGGTGTGATAATTGGTGAGGATTCTGATGGAATGATTCAGAAATCCAATGGTATTGGCAATTGGATGAAGTGTCACATTAAAGGTGTTGCGACAAAAGAACAGATTAGTGGGTTCTTTGCCAAGGTTCGTAAAACACAGAAAATTATCAATTACTAAGGAGGGTAAAAAAAAGAGAATATGGATTTACACTGCTGTCCCGTTTAGAAATCATCGGGCCTGAAAAGGCTAGGATATAGCCAATCCTCCGTCTCTTCTGTTGGAACAGCTTTGTTAAACAATTCATTTAAAGGAGTCTTGTCCGTAAG